ATTATACAAAAGAACAGCCATTTTGGTATGATTATATTAATTGGGAACAACCACATGCAATAATGCGAAAAATACCTATTCGTTAACGGATGCTAACGCCTTTATTATTTATATTTATTACTGTATGGAGTAGTTTGTTTATAAAACTAAATAATATGGAAGAAATAACTATTAAAAACAATCAAATAACAAATTTAGATACAATAACTAGATTTGAAGTAATTAACAAAAATGGGAGAGTATATACTATATGGGATGCAAATAAAATCATAAGTGCATCCTTACAAGATGATGGTAGAACTTTGAAGATTTTTATAAAAGATAAGTAACAATAAAGAGAGAATAATGAGCATTTAGTTGCTTATTATTCTCTCTTAGTTTCGTTCGTTATTTAGAGTAGTTTTCACTACTCATAATATTAATCAGTAGTAAAGAATTTTAATTTATCTTCTGGATGTCCCATAGATTGAATTGTTCTCCTCATTGGTATCGCGTTGTAAATTTCATTCTCAGCCTTTAACAATCCTTTATTTTTTCCACTTCTAATTAGAGTATCCCAACCGTCAATAGAAAGAACTTCTGAGAATAATTTGGTTAAGTTATCAACTTGTGTTACAGCTGCTGCTGGTGATTGCATTAATCTAATTGTTTCATTAGGATTAATAAAAAACCCCATTTCAGACATAAATCTATAAATTTGATACAATGTCATATAATATAACCAGTGGTCTTCCTCATCATCATCTGGTTTCATTTTGCCAACTATAATAGATAAAGCAAATGCACCAAGTAAAAATGCAATCTCATTAAGAGCTCTAAAGAAATTTCTTTTTTGATGTGGAGTTAAATCTTTCCAAGCAACAGATAAAGCTGTTCGCATACCATTATCCTTTAACTCGTACATAATGTTTTTCATAAGAATCGCAGCGCTTGTATAATAACCCTCAACTTCCATATCTTTAGAAAAATCATAATGAGAACTAGCATACCTCCTAGAAAATCCAGGAATCATAAACTTTCTAAACATCATTACTAATCTACCTATCGCATTCTTTTGGAATATTGATTTATCAGTAGCATTATAAATACCATTAAGACTATTGTTAATATGATTTTGCTTAATCATAAATCGCTTTTCATCTTCTTGAGTAAATTTACTGCCATCCAGTTTTTTAACCCCTTTTTTAAGTACAAGCTGTTTGTCTTTTACCTCATATGCTTCCCAGAGATTAATCTCTTTTCCATTAGCATCCTTAACTTTAGTTTCTAATGCTAGAGCTATTGACAACCTTGATTGAATATAATATTCACCAATGTTATTAATAAAAAACAACGTAGAAGTTTTAAACATTCTAAGTAATGGATTTTTCATAGATGAATTAATGTCAGAACGTTCATACGAGCCTTTCTGTAATGTATTCATATATTCTATCCATAATGCAAGTTTACTAGTTTGTGTACGTTTCATTAATGCTTTTTCAGAAACATCTTTGCCAATTTCACTTGCTATTATTTTATCTGCTCCAAATAATGCTTTATGTCCAAAATGTTCTCCGCCAGTAGCCTCTATTCTTAAATTAGCTCCAGCAACTATTGGATTCTGAATACCAGCATATAAGTTTAAAGCCAATGAATTAACAGCAACATATAAACCAAATTTATCTGCTATTTTACTAAAATTAATATGTTTATCTTTAGTAAATGGAATTTTATAGTCTTTACCATAATCGTTTAAATTACCATAATAAACCATATCTATATAACCTTCAAGACGTTTAAATAAATTTGATTCAGAACCATTATTTATTTTAACTGAATATCTTTTATCTCCAACCTTTATGCTAGAAATTAATTTATTACCAAACGAATCTCGCTTCTGTATTTCAGTTGATGTTTTTAATATAGTTCGTTCTAATTCTAATATATGTAATATTTTATTTAGTTCGTGATATTTATAAACACTATCTGCATAAGCGACCATTCCTTGAACAGCGTCAGTAGAAAGCAATCCATTCTTTAACATAGTAACAAAGTGAACAGGGACTCCAGTTGATGGATTTAAATTTTGGTCAACTGGTATAGTCGTACTCTTTTCTCCTTGTTTAATACCGCTAGTATTCATTTGTTTAACAAATATCTTTTGTGGATATTTATTTTCTTCAGCAGTAATTGCACTAGCTGGATTTGCGTCAACATCATCAGCCATTTTAACAAACATACTACCAATTTGTTCTTGAATTTTACCAGTCTTTTCTCCTTTTGATAATTTAGTTAAATATTCGGTTATATCTTGACTAATTTGAGGAGCTCGTAATGAGTGTCTTAAATTCTTAGGTAAATATGAATCTAACCTCTTTTTAAGACTTAATACAGTATCATAAAATTCTCTTTTCTCTTTTGTATTTAAAGCTTTTTCAAATGCTTTTCTGTTATCATATTTTTTAGAAGATAATCTATTTTCTGGCTGTATACTCCACTCTTTCATCAACTGTTCTTTTTCAGGAACGCTTAACCCAGCCTCTTTATTTACATCTTTATAGTAAGCTAATCTATCTAATTCGTGTTGTCTAACTTTACGTTCAGTTATAAAATAACCAGTTGGCAATCCATCTTCTCCCATTTCATATAAGAAAGAAGTACTGGTAACTCCACTATCCATTAGTTTTTGATGAGCAAATTCTAAATTCTTTTTAAATCCCAAAGAAGATAATCGAGCAGTTTCTAAGTAACTTTTTGTTGCATAGTCAGTTAATGTTAAAAGGTCATTTTGTGATTCTCCCATTGAATAGAAAAACAGCTTCATCCAGCTAATATCATTATTTTCTTTTAACAATGATTTAATATCTCCTTTATAACTTCCTTTAAATCTATTTAAAAATGAAGCTACAACTTCTATGTTTAATTCGCTAATATTAACAAGAACATCATCTATTCTAGTTATTGAGTTATATAAAGCCTCTAATGCCACATCATACTCTATTTTTTTACCACTTTCTTTTAATTTACTATTATGCTCACGCATCATTAAACCAATCTTCTTTAAAATAGGTAAAAAAGCATCTGCGAAATTTTCCATATTCTTCAACTTTTTTGCATATTCGCTTAGTTTAGTTGAAGTAATTTCTTTTTCGCTATGCATTCTTTCATCAATACGTTTAAACTCTTCAGAAATAGCTTTGGTTTCCATATCCATTGTATCCATAAAAGACATAATAGCAAGTATATATTCTTGACTATCGACTTTATTAGAAATTTTATTATAAGCTTTTCTTTCAGCATTAGCATTGCTTTTAAATCCTTTTCTTTCAAACTCTTTTAATCTTGTAGCAGAAGTCCTTTCAATTTCCTCAGCAATATCTCTGAAATCTTTATCAGTTAATTCTCTGTTAATTGAAGGAAGTATCTTCTCGTTGCTCATAGACGCCTCTAATCTCAACGCTGATGGACTTTCTATTGCTTCATTGATGATTGTATTAAATTTACTAGAACGTAGCTTAGAGAGCTTCTTATGAGCTAAGTTTAAAGCTGAGTCTATTAATACTTGTTCTTGTTTATTTAAGTTATTTTCAATAAATCCATATTTCATTTGTAAAGCTTTCTCTACGCTTATATTAGAGAATCTTTTAGATATTGGTAAACTATTAATTTGAGCCGCTAATAGACTTAATACATCTTCATTAACTCCAGTTTCATTTGAGTAAGATAGTAGTGCGTTTAATTTATTAGCTTCTGGTTTATTAATACCATTAATAACACTTGTATTTATATTTTCTTTGGATGCGCTAGATACAACGCCCCCAAGAACATTAGAATAATTAACATTTTCTTTACTATTTAAAGTTTTTACAGTTCCGTTTGTTTTATACATCATTGCATCACTAACGACCTCGTTTGCAATATTCATTATTTGATTAATAGCTGATTTATCAACATATTTTTTACCAGTTATTTTCCCAATAACATTAGAAATTAACCTAACTATTTTCTCCCATAACGTTTTTCCATTAACAGCTTCAGAATTAACTAAATCAGTAACAAAATTAGGAGAAGTATATAATCCAGTTATAAATTCATCAAAAGTACTAACTTCGTGAGCGCCTTTAAACTCGCGCATATTAGAAATTTCAGAATATATAGCTCTCAATTCATTAACCGCAGAAGAGGTTGAAATAGAGAGATATTTAGAAGTAGCTGCGTGAAATAATTCGTGGAACAATGTTAATTTAATAGCCTTATTTTGGTTAATGTAAATAACATTTTCTTTTTCATCAAAAAATCCATTTAAAGTAGAATTATTAGCTGCAAACTCGCTGTCTTGAAATTGGTTAGATGGAGAAGATGCCATAAATTTATCTCTCATAGCATCGTCTGAAAGAAACACTATACTGGTATCTATTCCAGTTGCAGTTACTAGACTTGAAATAAGCTCATATAAAGGACTTTTAGTTACTTCTGGACTACTTATATCGCTTATCATTTTAAGTGCAGCAGAAGCGCTTAAAACGCCTTCTGAGGCTACTTTAGATAATCCTGCGATTGTATTACTATTATTTAAGAAATTAAATTCTAATTGAGTGCCATTTTCAGTAACTTCTATTTGATTGTCAGCTTTTAATGCTACTTGCTGCATTATTCTGGTAATGTCATCATGGTTATCAGAAACTACTAGTTTGTTTTCAAGACCATCATCGCTAATTACCATTTTAGCACCTTTTTCTTTTGACATAGCAAACAACGTTCCTTGTACTGGAACTCCTCTAGCTATTTTATGGTTGCCTCTTTCGCGAGGAACAGCTGCTTGATATTCATTATCAAATGCACTCTTTATAGTAGTATCAACATCATTAATACCATCAATAGATATTTCACTTTTAATTAAGTTTAGTCCGTGAACTAATGATTCGTGTAACGCGTTACTTTGGTATTCAATACCAGTAAAAAACTCTTTAATTACTTCTACAACTGAAGCTGCAAACTGTTTAAGTAAATCCCAAAATTTACTCTTATCCATTGCTTCAATTTTACTTAATTCATTTCTAAAATTAGGGCTAGAAAAAACCATAGCTACAAATTCCTTTTCATTTAAGAAACCATAACTATCTGATTTAGACTTGTTTTTGTAAAAAGTAAATAATTCTTTTATTTTTTGAGCTTCTGGAGTATTTCTATTTATAGCATTAACAGTTAGTCTATGTATAATTTCATGTACTATATTAGTTTCTAAATTAGGGCTGTCACTATTAATTATTATTTCATCAGTATTCTCATTATAAACTCCACCTGGAACTTCCCCAGTACCATTATAATCATTTTTTATTTTAAGCATTTCGTCCTTAGAAATAAAGTGGTCATTCTTCATTTCATCACGATTCTTAAATGTAATTTGGCTAGAGGCTTTACCGCCATCTAATATATTAGCAAGAGTAAATGCTAGTCGTCTGTTTTTTGATTTAGTTAATTTAGATTCAAAGTAATTATCATTTTTATGATTATTAATAGACGATAATGCTAAACTGTTAATTTCTACTTTCATTGCAAAACCACGTTCAGCAATAACATCAGTACTTATTAAATCAAAACCTTGAATTTCAAATATTCTACCTAACTCGCTGTTAATCTGTTTAATGCGATGTAAAGCGGTTCTTTGCTCTGGAGTTCTTTTTGTGTTAAAATTATTATTACCACGAGGAAGAGTTTCATAAGTATTGTTAGGAGTATTTAATTTATATTTATTAACAATATTATTCTCTTTTAAAAACCTGAGATTTAGTTACTGGAGTTGTTCCAGTTTCCACAAACAGTTTATTGAAAGAGTCTCTTAATTCGTTGTTTGTTATATTTGAAGAAAGAAATTCTGGCTCGTTTAATAATATTGTTTCAGAAGTGATGTTTTTTAAATCTATTTCAAACCATTCATTACCAAACTCATCAGTTATACGATTAACATTATCTTTACCATATAATTTATTTAATATATTTTGAACCCTATTTTCATAGAAAGCTTCAATAGGTTTAAGTTTTTCTAACCCTTGGGTTTTGAGTTCTTGTTTTTGTTTTTCTAGTTTATTGAAATCAATATTATCAATATGTTTTTGAGCTTCCTCTTTAGTATTAAAATTACCTTTTATAATGCCATTATAAGTAATAGTCCACATTTCTTCTCCGTGTGTTTTATAGACTTCATTTATAGTTGGTTTAGCATTTTTCCAAAACTCAATTTCATCATTAATCTTCTTAATCTCATCAGCAATAGTCTGATGCCCCTCAATCCTAGCCGCAGTCTCTCCACTAGGGAATAACACTTTCTCATATCCTTTTTTAGCACTATCTTGTATTATTGATTGTATAAAGAAACTTATCCAGTTGCCTTTTTTGTTTAGTAGTTGGAGGAATTGGTTGCCCTTTATAGCATCCTCTTGTCTTAAAAAATCAACAGTATGAAATTCTTGGATTATTTTTAATTTTGCTTCTTTAAATTCTAAAAATGATATCTTTTGTCCATTTTTACGATATACAAGCTCTTCTTCATATTGGTTTTCTTCTTCATAATAAACTGATTCTAAGTCTGACGAATAATTAATACTACCAACAGTAAAATCTTCAGTTATTTCCCTTTTGTTAGTCATTCTATTAAATTTAGAATGTGTATTATTCACGAATAAATCAGTATTTGTTAATTTTTTATTATCTCTACTTTTCTGAAATAAATCGCTCTGAAGCTCTATCACGCGTCTAGCTTTAGGCTGATTTATAAACTCAGGAGTTATTACTTTAGAAATAAACTCTTCTCTAGTATATATTTTATTTTTGTACGTATATTTACAACTCATTATTTTTTAAATTTTATGTATGAACGTTTTATCGCACTTATAGCGCCTTTAGTTACATTATATATTTCTGCAATTTCTTTATAAAGTAAATCTCCTTTAAATATTAAATCTAATATTTCTTGTCTTTGTATCTCAGTTAATTTTTGTAGTCTAGAATATTGATTAGTTCTGATTATTAAATGTAGTTCATCTTTTGGAACAATATAATCAGGGACATCTTTCCAAGTATGATTATTTTTTATTTGGGAAATATTAGTAGAACTAACATTATATAACTTACTTATATCTTTTAATTTTACATTAAATGCCAGTTGCTTTTTTATATTTTCAACGTCTTTAAAAGTAAGTTTTGAGTTACGTTGTCCTTCTTTAAATAACCTCTTTCTAGTATCAGACATTTTTTTTCTAGTACTATCGGTTAATTCTACAGAATCACCTCCAGAAGTTAGATTTAACCCATTTTTATTATATTTATTAAATGACTTAAATTCAAGTATATAATTAGATTCTAAAAGATTCAATTCTTTTTTATTAAAATCCCCAACTTCTACTTCTTCAAAAATATGGGAATCTACACCATATTTAATAAAAGAACGATATAGTAAGAGTTGATTTTTACAACATTGTAATTTTTTATATCTATTAATTCTAGATTTAATATCCTTACTTTGCCCAATATATACTTTTCCGTTTGGGTTAGTAATTTTATAAATACCTGCTTTCATATTTAATCGCATTTAATAACTAACTGACCTAATTTTTCTAACTCACTTATAAGAAAGTCAACTTGCTGTGAATTGTAATTGATTTTATCATCGCTTCTAAACCAACCTATACCATTATCTGTACTAAACTGCGCATGTCCTTTAATAAATGGAGTAATTTCTGGAGTTTTGATTTCATTTTCTGTGTAGTTTGTTCCGCCCGGAACTGTTAAATTTGCGTAATGTTTAGTATTTGGTAAAGAACCTTCATATCTCATATCTGCTAATACAGTCTCATCTTTTGCAGTATTAACTTCTACAGCGAAACTATTATTTTTTAAAAGTTCTAAAGCTATATCATCTGTTGTGATATCAGATTCTATAAGTTTTTTAACTTGTTCCTCTGAATACCATTTATTATTATATTTATATTTACAAGCCATATTTATATTTTTATACTAGACCATGCTAGGTTATTTTTAATTTTACTTACCATTGCTGATGATATACCATAAATATTTGCTATATATGATAATGATTTATTTTTTTGTAAAAATATTTTAATTTCTTTTACTTTATTCTCATTTAATTTAGAAGGATTGCCTTTTATTTTTCTCTTACTATAAGCGTCTTTTAATTTTTGTTTATGTTGTTCTGTAAAAACAAAACCTTTTTTAGAATCACTTATCTTTTTACAAGTTTCTTTACTTCTTTTAATACCTTTTAGCAATTTAGACTGCTGTTCTTTATATTCTTCAGTATTTATTCTTCCAGTATTAGCTTTTGAAATCTTATCTTTAGTGTCTTGAGACATTTTCCAACCTCTGTTAGACTCAGCAATTATTCTTTTATTATAATCACATAAAATATTATCTAAATAATATTGTTCTTCTAATAATAAAACGTCTATTTTACATCTTTTTATAATGTCAAATTTAAAATTTTCTTTTCCATACTTATTATAAGAGTTTTGTAAGTGTTGATTAGAATGTTTATTATGTTTTAATTTTGAAAAATGATGATGTTTTCTATTATATAAATTAGAACTGCTTCCAATATATATTTTACCATTTATGGCATTTGTTATTTTATATATTCCTGATTTTAACATTTTTTCTCTAAATTATTAAATATTATATTTACATGATTATTTTTAAAATCCAATATCATCTTCTTCTGCTCCTTAGGAATACTGAGTTCGGTTAAAATTTTACTTAACTCCCAGCCGTTCTTCTTACCCTTAGCAAACATTTGTTTTGCATTAGGAGAAGA